AAAAGACCCGAGAAGGAGCGAACTTCAAGGGTCTTTATTATTTAACCACTAAACACATTATGGGTTCGCTCTTCCTTAATGTGTCTTTATATATTTGCAAATATAAACTAATTTTCCGTAATTTCAATTTTTTGGCAAATTCTTTTTAATTTGTCTTTAAACCAATCTTCCGTGTCAATTAGGTTGTTTGCTTGTTTGATATTGTGAATTGCGGTAGTATGGTCTTTAGTGCCGGTGTATGCGCTTATCTCTTTAAGGTTCAATTTAGTATACCTTCTGAGTAAGTAAGCAGCAGCCTTGCGACCAAAGGTAGTTCTTAAACTCCTATCCCTTCTTGATATATCGCATTCAAATACTTCCTCAACTAATTTAACGATGCTTCTCGCACCTATATCCGCACCTAAAGGCTCGTTATCTTCTATACCTAACAACCCTAACTGCGACATCATTTCGTGCAATTTAACGTGGGTATTACGCTGGGCATAATATAACTCCTTTAGTTGTCTTATTGAAACATCTTTATTTCTCGTTAGCATAATTAAAACGGCAATCCTTCCGTGTCTTCTTTAGGTTTAAAATCGTTTACATAAATCTTGTAATCGGGTTGCTTATCCTCTGTCTTGTAAGCATTAACCCACATTGAATACTTAACATCATTAATTGTAAAATTAATTACTTCTCCTTTAGCGGTTTGCTTTTTCCAAGCACCTGCACTCCATTTTTTTTGTTCCATTTTTTACTTTTTTATTAGTGAATATTTACTTACAAATTTAGGTTGTTTCTTGTTACCTACGTTAATTAAATCGGACTGTATCTTATATCCTTTGCGTTTTAATTCAAAGATAACTGCCGATAATCTTAGGCTATTAAACTTCGTTAGAGCCTGGATTGGTGTCAATGTTTTGCCCGAAAGCAAGTGGTTCAAGATTTGTTGTTTCTGTGTCATTGTTATTGATTGGGTTAAAAAATACAGGTTTGTCTAATTTGTTTTCATACTTTTTAATAAAGGCTAATAAGTCCTCGTATGCCTCTTCGTTATACCAAGCGTAATGGTAAACTTCTGCAAGTAGCATCTGCCTTTCAAATGGTAATAGTTCCCTCATTAGCTTTTTTTAATTGTTTCTTTAATCTTGTTAAATTCGTCTAAACTCTTGATAGCTTTGATTTTCTCAATAGCTTTATACTTTTGTTCCTGAGTAAACTTTGTCTTATCTAACTGCTCAATCAAGAACGCTTTTTGACCTTCGCTTATTTCGTCTTTATGCTCATTTGTAGCGTCTGCATCTTTGGTATCGTCTATGGCAAACAATCCATTAAGTGCGTACTTCCTGGCATAGCTACTTGCTGCTCCGGTAATCTGCGAAGCGTCCATTCCTTTTTTGTTTTCTTCTTCACGAGCCAACCCCGTGCAAGTAATGTTATCTTCTCCGTTACTTAAACAAGCGGTAGCCTTTACATATACTCTACCGCCTACTTCTATAACCTCATCGCTTAACATTAAAGCATAGCCGTATTTATGGCAGATAGGTTTTGCAGCTTCTATAATATCTTCTGCACTTCGATACTTGTATTTAGCAAAAGCATTGAATTGGTTTTTAGGTGCTTTTAGTTCCTGTTGAATTTTAATTAGGCTCATTGGTTTCTGTTGTTTCTTTAATAATATAATGTTCTAATACTTCGATAGTTGGCTCTTGTTTTTTTCTCATTCCTATAAATATTTCATAGGCTTGTGAGTAGTCCAACGATATAGTGTCTTTTTGGTAGCGACCATCTACTGTTGTATAATAGTAAACATCGCCTCTATGGTTAGTTTCTTTTACAAATTCAATCTTCATATAATTCGTTTTTTAAAAGTTCAAGTTCTGCATTGTGTTCTACCCAACGAGTAAACGTGTAATCGTCATCTTCGTAATCGTAGTTTTTAGGCAATAAGGCAGGGTCATAAGGGTTTGTAGTACTCCTATCCCCGTCGATTAAGATGTTCCCGTATCGCTGATATTGGAACTTCTGGTAGTTGGTTAAATGTGTCATTTTGTGTTTTGTTTCAACAAAGATAACACTTTACACAATACAAAGTGCAAAACTTTAAAATTTATTTTTGTAACCTTGTTGCAAATAATGGGTTTTACATAGGACAAAAACACGAGTTAATGTGCATTTTATAGCACATTATGTCAAAAAATAGTATGTAATGATGGTAATTACCGACTTAATTGCACTTTAGATTGTGCAGTTTATTACCAATTATGTACGCCAGAACGTACAAAGTCGGAAGTAAAATGCAGCCAAAAGTAGTAGTATTACTACCTTTTATAGTAACTTTTGGAAGTAAAGTTTGTCAGAACCCCCGTATGAATACTCCGGTAGGTAAAGCCTAAACCCACACGAAATAAGGTTATTAGCTGAAGGGAAGTTGTCTAAGGTAGTATAAGTAATAGCTATATGGCAAAAAGTAGATGCAGCCTTTAACCTGGTCTTAATCATTCGTCTTTGTATGCCCTGCCCTCTATGTGATTTTTTAACCCACGCCCTGTTAAATATGCAGATGCCTTTGGAGTAAATAGAACCGCAGTAAGCTACTATCTCGCCTTGGTCAAGCATAACCCACCATTCACGATTGAATTGGAACTCATCTCCGCAACCCTTAAAGTTTGGGTTGGTATAATCTAATTCCCTTAATTGCTCGTAGGTATCTCGGTCTAATATGTTGCCGAAGCTAAATATCTTTTTGAGGCGCATTGTGTATCTGTTCAAGTTTGGTTAAATATAAAATCGCATCTTGTAGTTCCTGCTTCAAATGTGTAATCCATTCGCCTGTCGATAAATCTTCCCTGTCCATTGTGCAGTTGTACTTCTTTTTACCTACTTGCTCACGGCTACGCATGTCTTCAATAACTAAGCTAAGTATTTTACTATCCATTTATTTGTCGGTTTTGCTATGTATCTTAAAACAAGTTTTGCACTTGTATAATATTTTCTTTACTCCTGTTGCAGTTGTGCGCCTCATTTGTATAACTATCTCATCGCTGCCACATTCAGGGCAAGAGCCTCTATCTTGACCGAAGATAACTCCGTAATGTGTTTTAGGTTCTATGTGGTTTTTAAGTGCGTTAAATACTTGCTCTAATAACACCACATCTTTTTGGCAGTACTTAATCATTTTAGCCATAGCTACTTTGTCCTTATGCAGAACAATGTCCTTCCATAAACTATATTCTGTTTTTATCTTAGTGCCAATGCCTAAGTAGTCAGCTATGTAATTAAGCTTGTTGCTATTAAATCTAAACTTTTGACGTGCTACCTTTAGCGTGTCGATTGTAACGTATTTAGGAAACATCTCTATGCCGTGAAACAAGCAGCGTGTTCTTATCCAGGCTAAGTCGAATTTATCGCCATTATGCCCTATAAGTTCCGAAGCAGTATTGGCTACCTCTACAAAACTTTGTAGCATTTTTTTGTCGTTTTGTTTGCTATCCCATTCCAAGTGGTAAACTTCTTTTTCGTCTTCCCACTTGTAGCAGATGCAAATGATAGCACGTTCTTTAATGATGCTATCGGCAGTAACATTAAGCTTGTAACCTGCGCTCCAGAAAAAGCCAATGTTAGGCGAGGTTTCGATGTCAAAGAATAGTCGTTTTCGTTTTGATTTTAGCATTGTTTATTTTTGGCTGAATTTATCTATTGTAGTAGTACCCATTGCAGCTATGCAAATAACCATTACGGCATCTACAAGTTTATCCGAAGGGGCAATCTCTTGATGCGTGAAGCTATTAGCTAATAAGGTAACACAGATAAACAAAGCCGATAGTAAAGCAATAACTCGCTTTGTAGACACGCTACCTCTTTCGTCTGATAATAAATTTGCTAACCATTTCATATTTTATATTTAAGGTGTGAAGTATAATTTTGACTCAGATGCTCTACGCTTTGTAAGACCTGCAAGAACTTTCCCACCTGCTTTATCCCACTTGGCAAACTCTAAAGCTATTGAAGGGTCATTAGGGTTAGCGTTTACCTTCTTTAATAAAGTAGAACTCTTTAGGTTACCGATACCTGCGTTATAGGCAAAGCTTGTAAGCGCAGCAAACTGATTAGGTGTAACCGCACTCTTAACTAATGGAGCAACTTTGTCTGCAAACTCTTTAGCTATAATTTCAAATAACTCATTTGCTCGTTCTTGGGTAATCTTATCGCCAGGCTTTACAGGTTTACCATCTTCAAAAAAAGTATTCCCGTAGCCGATTGTATCTTTTGCAGCACTGCATTTGTAAGCTACTAATTTGCAGCCTTCGTAGAATTTAATAAGGTCTTTTCCTTTGTCGTTTAATTGCATTTTAATTTATTTGTGAGTATAAAAAGAATGTTAGCATAGCAAACAAAACTGAATTAAGCCTATGTAGTTTTATTTCAAACTGCACCGCTTTTTCATACTGCTCGTAAATTGCTATGTTTTTATAGTATCTATTACGATAATCGTTTAACGTGTCAATCGCAATTTTATTGCGTTGAGTAAGGGTATCTTTAAGGGTAAGTAAATCAATGCGAAGGCTATCCCTTGTCTTGATGTTAGCTTTAATTAAGCTATCTATTCGTGTGTTTTGGTAGCTTACTAAATTAGTTAGGCTATCAAATGAGTTGTTAATCTTCTCGCCTTCTGTACGGCTAATAACAATCTTATCCTCGCCGCCTATCTTTTTAACGTATTGGGCGTAACTGAAACTTGGTGCTATTAGTATCAACAGAATTAGCGGAGTCCAATTTAGCCTTAACTTCATTTAGTTCCGTTTTTAATTCTTTTACTTCTTGTTTTAAGGTAACAATAGTTTTTACTGTCTTAGTTATTACCTTCTTGTTATCCTGGGAAGCCACACCCTGCACCGCTTCACTCTGCACTTGGCTTTGCTTTACTTTGTCTTGCAATTCTTTAATTTGGTTATCGGTCTTAGTTCCGCAACCTAACAAAGCAATCAATAATAAATAGCGCATTACTTAAACTTTTTTAGAGCCTTTAGGTCTACTGCCATTTCCAGACGAGCCGTACTCGCTGCGTTACTGCTATCACTCTTACGCACCATTTCATACAAGCTGCCTATCTTTTCGTCTTGCTTTTCGTTACGCTTTGCATTGTCGATATACAGGTAACTAATACCGCAGATACATAAAAATAGCATACCCACGACAGGGTTTTTACTAAACTCTTTGAATGAAATCGGTAACGGGTTAGCCGATACGTTTACGCTTCTTGCTGCTTTTGCCATATTATTTACGTTTCCAAAAGAATAAGATTAGCGTAATTATCAATATAAGAGCAATTAGAGCCTTATAGAACTCGCCAAAGGACTTATCCTTATTTTTAGTTATCTTCGAAATTTGGGTTGTTTCTGTGCGATTTAGAGCCATTGAGTCCGTCTTGGTCTGCTTACTATCTGTCTGCTTCTCTTTTGTACCCCTTGTATATGTCTCGGTGTACTTAGGAATTGTTATCATACTATCCTTAGTAACCCACAAAGTATCGTAGTAAGTAATGGTCTTGGTAAAATATTCCTCTTTTTCTACTACTTTGGTAACGCTATCAAAAACGACTACACGCACCGAGTCAAAGGTTTTCACAACAGTGCTATCTAAACGCTCCGATGCCTTCTTAACTGAGGCGCAAGACGTAAGTAATAAGGCTAAAAGAATTAATCTCATTTCAGTTTCTTAGTCATTTTGTAGTAGTAGCGAATAGCCATAAGACCTGAAACGATAGCCACCAAACTTGCAATCAATGTGAATAGCGGTTGAATATTTGTAATGCTAATAGTAGCACTAACTAAAGATACGATTGTTGATTGGTCTGCTTGGTGGTTATTTTCCATTATAGTTCTATGTCTTCTTGTTTGTTAAATTCTACGCCAGTAACCCAATCTTGTAAGAATGCAAAATCTTGTAAACCAGATTGATTAACTACGTTAATTATTTGAAAATCAAATTCTTTATCATTTAAGGCTTCAATATCTTTAGTCAGCTTCTTGATGCCTTCTTTAGAGAATTTGTAATTTCCTTTGTCATCTAATAGTAAGCAGTCCTTATCGTCAGTTTGTGCTGCATCTAATCTAAGGCTTTCCACTTCCGTATTATAGGCTTCGTGATAAGGTTTTACCTTATTGTAAATTTGAAATAGCTTTTTAGCCGTTTTCGTTTCCTGACTGCCAATAACTGCGTTTAAGTTACCGACAAGTTGTAATAGTTGCTTGTACTTCATTTTTGTTGTTTTAAGCGTAAATTAATGATGTTTTATTTGGGTTATGTCCACTCAAATAACTTCTTAAAGTGTTTTCATTATAGGATAATAGTTTAGATGCTTCCTTGCAAGATTGATAAAAAATACCCGTTTGAGTATCTAATACAACTTTAGAATTTCTTTCAATACTTGCATTAATAGTTTTATTAGATATTTTATTAAAACCATTTTTCCAAGCGTGTTTTGTGTTTTCACTCGGTGTAGCCCATTCTAAATTACTAACTCTATTATCGTCTTTAATTCCGTTAATGTGGTTAATATATTCTTTATTATTTAAATTTTCAATATAGGTAATAGCAACAAGCCTATGCGCAGAATATGACTTTGCTTTACCATTATTAGATAAAGTAACTCTTATATATCCTGCCCAATTTTTATGACCTTTTATCCACCTACTATAATTATGACTCCAAACGTTTCCGTCTTCTGTTATAGAATAATTAGGGTGTCCTGGAATTGCCTTCATATTGTGTTTTTATTTGTAAAGATATATTATTTATCCCAAGGTAGAGGCAATTGAATTATTGGTGGGTTCTTAAGGTTCTCGATTTGAGTATCTAAGTTTGACTCCATAGCTTCTACGTTGTTACCTGCAACTAACCACTCGCATACTTGGTCGAAGGTTAAATCTGCATAAGCGGTAAAGTCCGTGTCAGAAGGTGTAGCGCAAGACATCGCTCCGTAAACCTCAGCGTTGTAAGTTTTATCTCCGTCTACTTGTTCTGCTTGGTAACGCCAATGCACTGTTTTTACTACGTCAGTTAAACCATCTTCGCTCGGTGCGGTGTCCATTTGTGATACTACCCATTTAAAAGTTGTCATATTATTTTATTTTATTTATTATACAATCATTAAAACTCCTGCTGCTACATAAATATCTCCACTCGTTAAACCTGCGCTTGATGTTGGTAAGCCTACTATTGAAAGTTTACTACCTGGATTAGTTTTACCTATACCTACGTTACCAGATTGATTTATGGTCATTACATTATTAGCAGGTAGTCCACTTGTAATTGCTCCAAAACCAAAACTTATTCTTGCATTTGCACCACCGCCATTGTTTAAATTAGTTATATTAACATATCCTGAATTTTGTGCAGCGTAACTAAAAGCACCACCTAAAGTAGAACTTGTACCGCCTACTTGTATAGTGCCTTCAACATAGTTATTACCTGCCGTTGCTCCTTGATATACTTGTAGATTTGTTGTTGGAGCGGTAGTGCCTATACCTACTGAGCCTGTTGGAGTAATCGTATAAGCGTAAGAACCAGAAGTGTTATTATACAAACCAAAGTTGCCATTATTTAAGCTATATAAATGCCAATCTACTCCTGTACTTGAAGTAGTATTAGTTATTCTAACACTTGCATTTAAACTTGTTCCGCTTGTTTGTATTAACCCCCCTGCCGTTACACTACTTGAGAATGTAGCTGCTCCTGTAGAGGCTATTGTAAGACGGGTAGTGTCATTTGTTCTAAATCTTAAATCGTTATTTGATGCAGTACCAAAAGAAGGGTTGCCACCGCTAACATAATAATCTAATACAGTTGAACCCGATGCAAACCTAAACATATTGCCCCCTGCCGTATCATTGACTTGTAAAGCATAAGTCATTGAAGTTGCTCCTATTCCTAATCTGCCACTCGCATCTAACGTCATAGCTTGGGTAAAGGATATAGCGTTACCTGCCGTTCCTGAAGGAGCGGTTTCCCAAACGTGAGAACTATTCGCTTGATAATATCTACTTGCAAATCCGTTTTGTAAATACCTATTACTACTCCCGTCAA